GAGGATAATGCTGATGATTATTCAATGAGTCAAATTTTTTATATGAGAGGATATACTCAATGTCTTAAAGATGTTTTAATTGATTTGAAAGAAAATAATAAAAATTCTAAAAATTTAAGTGGTTTAAGAAAATTTAATTTAAACTAAACTTGCCTTCCCAAGATATTTTTCACATATTTATAATTGATGATTGACATTAATAAAATATTTGAAATGTTTGGTGGTGATGATAAAAATCGTTATCCAAATCCAACTGAAGAAGAAGTTCAGGGGATATTAGGGTTTGATGAGTTTAGAACCACCCCTACTTACCATTTAAAGATGTTTCAAAAAGTAATTTTAAATCATATCAATTTTCAAGAAAAACTTATCGATTTATTTAAACAGTCTGATCCTGAGTTAGGGGATTTTGATGATTTAGAAGAAGCAGGACAACATATGGCTTTCTATAGAGGTTGGGAATTTTTAAAATTAACTAACTTAGAAAAAGAAATTTGGAGAGATTGTATTAGAATTCAAAATAAAAAGAAGTTTAAAAAAGCATTAGACCTAACATTAAAATTCTTTGAAGGACTAGAAGAATATGAAAAATGTGCTTTTATCCAAAAAATTTTAACCTTCCTAGAAGATAATTTGGCCCCCAAGAAATAAGATGTTATATTATAGATACGGGTTTAAGAAAGACTAATAAACTCGAAACTATGATAAAAAGAAAAACGAGATAAGTGACTCGGTTGATATAAAGGGGGTAGGATGCCCTCACAGTTTTTATTAAAAAATAAGATATGAGAAATAAAAAGTTAATGCAAAGACGCTTACAGACATTAGATGGAATGTTTAAGAAACTTGATATGGAAATCCATAGAGGTGGAACTAAAGAATCTATCAACTCCACTCAGAGAGATATTACTGAAATGATTCAAGATATGAAGGATATAATTGAAAGGGAAAATGATTAATATGAATCTATCAGCAGAACAAATACAATCAAATTGGGAAAAGATGCTAGGTTATATTAATACTTACATCTCAGATCCTAGAAGAGAAAAACTTATTGAGTTTTATAAAAAACATGAAGAAGAAATCATGTTAATGCCTGCTTCTCATAAAAAAGCATATCATAACTCATTTCCAGGTGGTTATGTAGATCATGTTAACCGTGTAATTGAAGGTGCTTTAGCAACTAATAAAATATGGGTTGAATTTGGAGCAGAACAAAATTATACAGTTGAAGAACTTGTATTCTCAGCTTTAAATCATGACCTAGGTAAATTAGGAGAAGAAGATAATTATGCTCATATACCATCTCAAGATGAATGGAGAAAAAAGAATTTAGGTGAAATGTATCAATTTAATGATTCTATAGCCTTTATGTCAGTACCAGAACGTAGTATAAAACTTCTAATAGATAATGATATTAAATTAACTAAAAATGAATGGTTAGCAATAAGATTACATGATGGATTATATGATCCTGCTAATGAACCTTATTTAAAATCTTTTATGCCAGAATTAAAACCAAGAACATCTTTAATTTATATAGTACATCAAGCTGATTTAATGGCTGCTAGAATTGAATTTGAAAAAGAATGGTTGCCTAAATTTGGTAAAAAATCTGCTTCTAAAGTTAAAAACTTTAAAGTTACAAAAAATAAAACAGATCTTAAATCTAAAGCTTTAGGTACTATTAAAAGTGAAGGTTTAAAAAATATGTTAGACAGTTTATAATGGAAACTCCAATAATAATAATATTAATACTATCAATTTTGTTAGGTATTTTTTTATTCACAACTTTTAATTTAATGAAAAAGAATGAAAAACAAGAAGATATACTAGCAGAATATTTAAATTATTTAGATCAATTATCTAGAACAATTGAAGCATCAGATAAAAAATTAAAAGAAATAGATGAGAAAGGAACATTTAAATCTGATGACGAAGTAGGTTACTTTTTTACTTCAATAAAATCTATTCAAGATATTTTAAATGATTTTAAGTTAAAAAGAATCAAGTAACCGTGGCTAAAAAAAGAAGACCTAAAAGTAAAAACTACTTTACTCAAGATACTGAAAATGCTATCGTATTATATAATAATACTGAATGTACTGAGAGAAAAAGTAAAATATATAATGATGGAATTCATTATGCCTTTTTTAAACTTACAGAAAATATAATACATACTTTCAAGTTTTACTACACAGAAGTAGATAAAATTGAACATTTACAACATGAAATAATCACATTTTTACTTTCAAAAATACATTTATTTGACCCAAGTAAAGGAGCTAAAGCATATTCATATTTTGGGACTATAGTAAAAAGATGGCTCATATTATATAATAATAAAAATTATAAAAAACGTATAGATAAAGCACCAGTAGAAGATTTATATAAAGATGAGACTTATTCTTATAATATAGAAGATGATAAAGAAATAGAAAAATTATCTTATTTTATAGATAGATATATTAAATATGTTGAAGATAACTTTGAAAAATTTTTCCCTAAAGGTAATGATGCTAAAATAGCAGATGCAATTCTTGAATTATTTAGAAAAAGGGAAAACATAGAAATTTTTAACAAAAAAGCCCTTTATATCTATATTAGAGAAATAATGGCTACTCATAATTTAGAAGTTAAAACACCTAAAATTACAAAAATAGCAGGTAGACTTTATAATTTATTTAAAGATAATTATATTTATTTTTTAGATACAGGATATGTAGAATTTCAAGAGGATTAATTTTCCATATTTATATCCGTAAATTTAATAATTATGAGTCATTTAGATAAAAAAGTTTTCGGTAAAAAATCCTACTCTGATCTCTTAAAAGAGATATATGATAATCAAAAGAAGAAAGAAACACAAATTAGTGCATTAATTAGCGAATTAAAACCACTAATCAGTGATATAGGTGATGCTACAATGATTGTGCCCCTTATTAAAGAATACATGGAATTAGGTATTAAAAATGATGAAGCGCTTATAAAAGTTGCTACTATTTTTCAACGTATATTTGCAAATGAAGGTAATGAAGATAACGGATTTGGTATTTCTGAAGAAGAAAAAGAACAATTACTTAAAGAAATAAATAATTTACAATTACCACCTAAAAAAGAAGAATAATGCCAGTTGACAAAAAAGGTTTTAAGAATATAATTACTTCAACACCACAACAGGCTCAAATTATAAAAAATTTAAGCCAACTTCAATCTAATAAATCATTTAAATTAGTTGTAGGTAGAGTTAGAGATATTGTATTAAATAAAGATCATGCTGAATTTAAAAAAGTTGGTGAGTATAATGGGTTAGGTACTATATTTTTTGAAATAGTTGGTGATACTTCATCTACATCTAATATAGCAAAACCACTTAACCCTTCAGATACTTTTATACCTGTTATAAATGAACTTGTTCTTTTATTTGCTATACCTAATACTAATATGGGTAAATTCAAAAAAGCAGAATCTTATTATTATTCCTCCACTGTTAATTTATGGAATAGCCCCCATCATAATGCTTATCCTGACCCTTTAGTATTAGATAATGAAAAAATAGTAGAAAATACATCAGATGACTATAAGAACACAGATGCAGGTTTAGTTAGACAAACTGAAGATGGAGCTACTGATATACCTTTAAATACAACTAATAATTTTACTCAAGTAACATTTAAAGAAAACCCAAAAATATACCCTTTAAAATTTTATAGTGGTGATGTTTTAACTCAAGGTAGATTTGGAAATAGCATTAGATTTGGAAGTACTAACCAATACATGAAGGAAAATGAAGTAACAAAAGCTAATAATTGGTCTGATAATAAAGAAAATGGTACAACAGTTGGAGATCCTATTGTTATTATAAGAAATGGCCAAACAGAAACAAATTTACCAAAAGATACTTGGATGCCTATATCTGAAGATATTAGTAATGATAAATCATCCATATATTTAACATCTACTCAAAAAATTAATATAGAAGTAGATCAACAATTAAAAAGGTATGAGTCATACGTTTCTGATGATGATGTTCCTGACTCACCAGATACTTTTACAGGTAATCAAGTTATTTTAAATTCAGGTAGATTACTTTTTAATGCTAAAAATGACCATATTATATTAAATTCAGCTAAAACAATTAGTATAAATGCTCTTAGAGGATTTAATTTTGAAACAGACTCCAATTGTGTTATTAAAGTAGGCACCAATATATTATTAGGAGATTCAGATGCAGATCAACCTGTCATATTTGGTGAAAAATTCTTAAATGATTATAATCAATTATTAGATTCTTTATCATTTTTATGTACTCAATTACAAAACAAACAAATTTGGCCTGCTGGAGCAGCTGTTCCAGATGCTACTATTATTCCTGCTGCTATCCAATTAGATTCAAAAGTTTCATTTATTAAAAAACAAATTGATAACTATAAATCCAAAATAACATTCACTAAATAATGGCTAATTCAATTGATACAGACGGTGATGGGATAGTAACTTTTATGGATCTAAGAAAGTTAGGTCCTATGAATAGAACTTTCTTTAGTTCTGGATTTAGATCATCCCCAATATATACTAAATATGGCCTTAAACCTAACCAAACAGTTTTTAAGGGTGAGGATAATATAAATATGAAAATTGCTTGGTATGAATTTTTAAGAGATGTTAAAAAAGATCCAAGAGTAATAGGTACAATATTAGATCAAAAATCAATACCAACAGTAGAAGAGTATGCAAAATTATGGGAACAAGAAAAATTAGAGAAGAAAAGGAAACAAGACGCGGCACAAGCAGCACAAGCCCAAAATACAAGAGTAGCTAATGAAGATGGTACTGAAAATACTTATAATATTAATTCACCTACATCAAATGATTTAACATCACCATCTCAAACAGTAGAAGAACCAACAACTGAAGAAAATAATCTTTCTGCAGAAGATATTCCTCTCTTATTAATGACAGGAATGACAACCTCAATGTCAGCTCCAAAACAAGTAGAAACTTTTAAAGAAGGATATGGTAAAGATAGATTTTGTTTATCATTTGGTTATGATTATAATAAAGGTATTGTAGAGCTAAAAGAGGCTATGGCTAAATACCCAGATTCTCCTGTTGTATTATATAGTGCAGGAGCTCAACATACTGAAACAGTAGCTAAAAAAATTAAAATAAAAGATAATTTATATGTTTTAGAAGGTTATAATAGTGGTCCTAAAGGAGGAACAGCTAATAAGATAAAAAGATCAATCTCTTTAGGAATTCCACCTCAAAATATAGTTACAGGCCCTACAATGGCTAGAGGTAAAAGTACACTATCTCAATTTAATATTCAAGGAGCTACAGATACCCCACAATCACCAACTAAAACAAACCATTATAATGCATTAATATTCTTAGGTAAAATATTAGCACAAAAATATCCACCACCAGTAATAGAAGAAAAAATTGAAGAAGAAGATGTAGCTTATCTTCCATCACCTAGATTTAGTATTTATACAACTAATTCAAACGTAACAGGTGAAATACGTTTTTATGCTTTACAAGATGGATACTATGGAGAAGCTTATCTAACAAATTTTCCTGAAGATTATGTTCAAAACTATATTTTAGGAACATCCCCAATATCAGAACCTAACTATGAAGAACTTAAAAAAGAATCTCTTTTACAAGCGCAAGAATTTTTAGATAGTTTAAAAACTAATGAAATGGATTTTGGTACTATAGAGGAAGGTACTAAACCAAAAATGGTATGTTTTAAAGGTACAGTTTTAGATAAATCAACAAGGAAACCAATATCAGGGGCTACAGTATACATCAACTCTGATAATAAAGAAAAAACTAATACTCAAACTGATGGTACTTTTCTTTTAAATGTAGAAGTACAAAATACAGAAGAAGAATTACAACAATTAAATTTTGTAGGCCCACCAGTTGAACCTGATGTTTTATCTCTTGAAGATTTTATATCTAATTTCTCACCTCCATTAGAAATTACAGTAGCCGCTAAAAATTATTCTCCAAGTGACCCAAAATCAGTAATAGCTAGAGATGGTAAATATAAAACTTTAGTAGGTTTTATACAATTAGTACCAATTGAAGAAGTTATCAAAAAAGAGGAGATGAATTTAAAAAGTTTAACTCCAATTCAAGAAAAAGAAGCTCAAAAAGGAAATAAAAGGGATGCTATATCTAGTATATTAAAAAAAGTATTTAAAACAATACAAGATAGACTTATACCTGCTCTTTTAAAAATGATAGCTTCATTTGGAATAGCTAAATTTAATGAATCAGTTTTAGAGAATATAGATCAACTTCCTAAAATATGCCCTCCTGATATAGAAGCTTTAAATGGTGTTATAGAGAAAAAAAATAAATTAACCAAACAATTAAATAATCTTTATAAAAATATAAATAGAGTTAATAAAATGTTAGATATCCCAATAAAAACAATTAATATAGCTGGTAAAGTTGTTACTGGGGTTGATATTGGTTTTAAAATTTTATCAAATATACCATCCACAACATTTACACCTATACCTACAGGTGCAGTTTTAATACTTAAGGATATAATTGAAAAAATGAAAGATTTAATTGATTTCATGGAAGGTAAATTAGGATCTGGAGGTATAAAATTAAAATTAATTCTTGAAGAATTAAAAAAAGTACTTTTATTATTAAGTGTTTTAGATGCTTTAATTGAAAGTTGCGCCAGACAATTAGCTGAGAGTGATGGAGATGGAGATGGTGATAGTACTGGGGATGGAGATGGAGATGGTAGTAATGATGGAGATGGTAATAATAATAATAATTCTGGTTTACTAAACCAAGAATCAATTTCAAATGAATTACTAGCTTCAACTGAAGATCAAGCTCTCCAAGGATCCCGTGTTGCAAATAATGTAAATGGTTTCACATTCTCAGTAGCCACAGTTAATAATTCTACAATTGATGGTTATACAAGAAGACAAGCTTTAGCTAGAAATGCTCAAGGAGTCATACTATTACGAGGAGAACCATCATTTTCATCAAATGATCAAATACTAATAGATGAATTAATATTTTACATACAACAAAATGATTTAAAAGCTGAATAATCTAATATTTATAAAAAACAGTATATGAAAACCCAAACATTTAAAAAGTTAATAAAAGAAGCTGTCAAAGAAGCTATACAAGAGGAATTGAAAGAAGTTTTATTAGAAGCAGTTAAAGCACCTAAAATTGTGCCTACTCAACCAATTCAAGAAAATAAAACAATCACTTCAACAACACCTCCACCTGTATCACAAGTAGAACAAAGACAAAAATATCTTGATGTTATAGGAGAAACAGCTTTAAATTTAACAAGTAAAGATGCCCAAACTTTTAATCCAAGAGGCACAGTAGATACTACATCACCAAATGGAAGTTTACCTGCTGGAGAAGTAGGAATGGATCAAATTATGGGATTAATGACAAATAGATAATGGCATTTGGAGCACAAAAAATATTTCCTATTGATTTTAATCAAAGCGCTGCGGTTGGAGTAGATCTTCCCTTCTCAGCACCCGGGGTATTTAGACCTAATTATACAACAAAACAAGCAACAAAAAATAATTTAATTAACTATTTTTTAACTAACCCTGGAGAAAGACCTTTAAATCCTGAGTTTGGTGGGGGTTTAAGAGCTTTTATATTTGAACAAATCACAACAGGTAATTTAGATTTCTTAAAAGAAAGAATATCATCAGATTTAGAAGTATTCTTTCCAAATATTATAATAGGTGATTTAGAAATATTAAAACAGGAAGACAGAAACATAATAACAGTATCATTAACATATAATGTAATTAATACAAGTATTAATGATACTCTAGAAATAAACTTTACATAATGGCAACTATAGATAGAGATGTAAAATATTTAAATAGAGATTTTAGTGATATCAGAGCTAAGTTAATAGAGTTTTCTAAAACTTATTTCCCCAATACTTACAATGATTTTTCTCCAACATCACCAGGTATGATGTTTATGGAACAAGCTTCTTATGTTAGTGATGTTATGTCTTTTTATTTAGATAATCAAATTCAAGAAACATTTACTCAATTTGCAAGACAATCAAATAATTTATATGAATTAGCTTATATGTTTGGATATAAGCCTAAAGTAACGGGGGCTGCTCAAGCAAAATTAGACTTATACCAACAAGTGCCAGCTATATTATCAGCTAGTATATATGTTCCAGATTATAATTATGCTGTCACTATAGGTGAAAATACAACAGCAAAATCAGCTTTAAATAATGACACTACTTTTTTAATATCAGATGCTTGTGATTTTTCATTTTCAAGCTCTTTAGATCCTACAGGTGTATCAATATATAAGGCAGCTGGTAGTATTCCTACTTTTTTCTTGCTACAAAAATCCAGAAACTCAATATCTGCTACAATTAAAGAAACTCAATATACTTTTGGAGAGCATGAAAAATTTCCAACAGTAGATTTAGAAGGTAATAATATAATAGGAATATTAGATATAATAGATAGTGATGGCAATAAATGGAATGAGGTAGATTATTTAGGTCAAGAAATGATTTATGATAATATTAAAAATACAAACCCAAATGATCCAAATAATATAGAAGATGCTGGAGATGTTCCTTTTTTATTACAATTGAAAAAAGTACAAAGACGTTTTGCTACAAGGTTTACCTCACCAAACACACTTCAAATTCAATTTGGAGCAGGAAACCCAGCTGATACAGATGAACTAATAACACCAAATCAAAATAATGTAGGTATAGGTTTACCATTTGAACAAGATAAACTTACAACAGCATATTCACCAACTAATTTTTTATTTACAAAAACTTATGGTATAGCTCCAACTGATACTACTTTAACAGTTAGATATTTAACTGGGGGAGGAGTAGGTGCTAATGTACCTGCTGGAGACTTAAAATCACTATCAGAAAATACAATTAAATTCAATCAACCTAATTTAAACCAAACAACAGCAGGTACTATTTTTTCATCAGTAGCGGTTACAAATCCTGAAGCGGCAGATGGAGGCCAATCAGGAGATACAAAAGAAGATATTAGACAAAATACATTAATGCAAATAGCTACACAACAAAGAACAGTTACATTAGATGATTATATGGCTAGAACATTAAGTATGCCTTCTAAATTTGGAACTATATCTAAAGTATATATTGAAAAACCACAATTAACAGATAATCAAGTTTCAACAATTGAAACTCTAAATTTATTTGCTTTATCAAAAAATAGCAGAGGACATTTAACAACACCCTCTACAGCTTTAAAGAATAACATTAGAACTTATTTATCACAATATAGAATGATTGGTGATAATATTGAAATAAGAAATGGTTTTATTATTAATATAGCTATAGATTTTGAAATTATAGTTTTACCTAATTTTAATAATAGTGATGTTATATTAAAATGTATTGATTCATTAAAAGAATTTTTTAATATAGAAAATTGGCAAATGAATCAACCTATTTTATTAAGAGATTTATTTGTTAGATTAGATAGAGTTAGTGGAGTTCAAACAGTTAAAGATATTATTTTAACAAATAAGGCAGGAACAACTCAAGGGTATTCACCATATGCTTATGACATTTCATCAGCTACAACAAATTTAGTTATATACCCAAGTTTAGATCCTTGTATTTTTGAAGTTAAATACCCAAATAGAGATATTAAAGGTAGAGTAGTACCATTATAAAATTTAAAATTATGCCATTAGCACCAGTATTTTTAAGTCAATCATTAGGGAGAACTAGTTTAGATGTTAGTAATCCTCAACCTTCAGGTGGTCCAAATAATTTTCCAAATTATAATCACCAACATACTTATTCACCAACTAATACTTACCTAAATTCAAGTACACCAGGAGGTAATGGTTCTGGAGTTAATAGTTTACAATCAAGTGTTAATAGTGATTTTGGAATAAATAATATGACTTTAAAACCAAATAATGTTTTTAAAGATGGAACTAATTTAGATTTAGAAAATCCAGACCCATTAGGAGGACCAAACAGACATAATGCAGGTACACATAATATACCATCAGGATTTTACCAGACAACAACAACTCAAGGTCCATTAATGAGTCTTTCAGGCAGTATTATAAATAATATGTTACATCAATTTACACCTAATGGTACTAAATATGAAGATTCATTTACACCAGATCAATTACCAGATAATTCAACATTTTAATCATGGCAGTTTACAAATTATTTCCATATAAAGACGCAACATTATATTCATTATACCCTGATATGAATACAGGAATAGATCCTATAACATCTATTACAAACTTAAATATAGCTATTAATTCATCCCCTAGAGTATCTAGATTTTTAACTGAGTTTGTTCAAGAAGAAATTGAAGATGTTATTAATAATAAAATATCAGGCTCACAGTGGGATGTTGATTTTAGATCATTTATAGCTACAGCTGAGGGAATTGTAGAAGCTACTGATTTATCAGTTCATCCTTTAGCCCAACCTTGGTTTAATGGAACAGGAACTTATTTAGATGTACCTCAAACTACAGATGGATGTTCTTGGAATTCACCAGATTTTAAAGATTCAGGAGTTGTATGGTCTTCAAGTGGTACAGATAGTACTGATAACTATGTTACTAGTTCTTATAATTTAACTTATGCTAATGCCGGTGGTGGTGCTTGGTATTTAAGTGGTTCTGATGGAACTTTATATGCTGTAACTCAATCATTTGATACTAGATCAACAAAAGATTTAAAAGTAAATGCTAAAACAGTAGTAGAAAAATGGTATAGTGGTTCATTTCAAAATAATGGTTTTATAACAAAATGGGAAGATAATGTTGAATTTAATCCAAATACTCAAATCCAACCAGTAATGCAATTTTATAGTGTTGATACTAATACTATATATCCACCACAATTAGAATTTAAGTGGGATGATTACTCAACAGTATTAACAGGCTCAGCTACATCTAGTATTGTAGAAACAACAAATTTAGCTACTTCATTAGCTGAAAATCCTGGATATTTTACACCTGAAAGTGTAAATAGATTTAGGTTTAATTTAGCACCTAAATACCCAAAACCAATTTGGACAACATCTTCACTATTTACTAAAGTTCATTATTTACCTACTTCTTCACAATATGCTGTAAAAGATTTGGATACTAATGAATTTATTATTAACTTCGATGACAATTACACAAAATTAAGTTCTGATGGTAAAGGGAATTATTTTGATTTGTATATGAATGGATTAGAACCAGAAAGATATTATAAAATATGTATTAAAACTAATATAAATGGTTCAACTCTAATATTAGATGATAATTATTATTTTAAAGTTGTAAATGCATTATAATGGATAAAAATATAAATTTAAATAAAGATGTTTTTAATAAAAGATCATATAAAAAAACTATTGATACTAAATTTAAACAATTAGGGGTTGTACCAATTCAAGAACAAATTGATGTTCAACCTACAGTACAAGAATTTTTTGATATGTATAATACTTTATTCTACCAAATCAATGAATTAGGCCCAACTAATTCCCATGAATTTTTAGTTAAAACTAGTCAAGAATATATAGGAGACACAATTAATGATGAATTAATAGAAGCTTTACAAGATGAAATAGCTAATTTAAGAAATGAATTATTACAAACTCAACAAAACTTTGCTAAAGAGCTAGCTGCACTACAAGAAGTAGGTGATATTGAAATCCCTGAAATAGTTATACCAGAAGAAACCCCATAAGATGGCTGAAGTAAATAGAATAGAACCAACATCATTTGAGACTCAGAATTATTTAAATAAAGATTCAAATTTAATTCAACAATTTGATATTGATACTTCTTTAGTTAATTCTAGTTATATAGAATTTTTTATATATAACAATAGTAAAAATATTATTCATAGAAATTATAATTACCGAGGTTATAAAACAACAACAACACAACAAGGTACAAATAATATTAATGCTTTAACTGTAGATCCTGAATTTGATATAACAGATGAAGGTTTTGAAAATGGAACATTTATAGCTTATTATAATTTTTTAACAAGAAGAATTGGTGATAATTTAAATAATCTTTTTATAAAAGAAATATCTTCAGATAGAAAAGAAATAAGATTAGACACTACAATTTTATCAAATTTAGAATTTACAATTCAAACTCAAACATTTGTAACTTTTAGAGATAATCAAGATTATTTTGTTGATTTTTATCTTAATTTTAGTGATAATGATTTAATTATAGCTAATAATATAAAACTAGAAGATGAAGGAACTGATAATCCTACAATACTAGTTAAATTATATGAACCTTTACCTTCAAATTATAATTTAAAAGATGAATTATGGGTTGTAACAACTTTAAATGAGCCTGAAGCTTTTAGAGTAACATACCCAGATGTGCCTATAGTAATTAATGATACTATTCAAATCCAAGGCCCAAATAATAATATTTCATTAAAAGATCAAATTAATAATTCATCTCAATTATTATCATATAATGATATAATAAGTGGAGCACCTTCAAGTTCAATAAATCAAATAGATAGTCTGTTAGAAGAATCTTCTATTAATATAAGTGTTGATTATACTAATTTTGATGATTTTATACATTTTAGTTCATTACAAACTAGACTAGAAAATTTTTATTATAAAATTCAATTAATAGAAAGCTACACATCAGAATCACAAGCATTAAATAATATAACTAGTTCTAATACAAGTATAACATTATTAGAATCTAAAAAGTCAGAAGTAATTAAAAACTTTGATAAATTTGAATATTTTATGTATTATGATAGTGGTTCAATTAATTCTTGGCCTAAATCCAATTTGGAACCACCATATATTTTATATCCATCAACTAGTTCACAAGTTTTAACCTGGTTTGGGACTGATGATGAATTTAGTTCTAATTATGGAGGACTAATTTTATCAGCATCAGATTTTGATAATGCCAACCCAAATGAGCTAAAAAAAGCAATACCAGAATATTTAAGAGAAAATCCTGATAATAAACAATATGATTTATTTGTTGATATGGTTGCTCAATATTATGATAATGTTTGGCTATATACAAAAGATGTTACTCAAAAATATAACGCAGATAATAGATTAGATTTTGGTGTTTCAAAAGATTTAGTATCTAAAGCTATAACTGATTTTGGGATTAAATTATATCAAAATAATTTTTCAAATCAAGATTTATACACAGCATTTTTAGGATTAACCCCTAGTGGTAGTTTATTCCCTTTCCCTGAGATAACAGGATCAAGACCAACTCCAACAGGAATGGAATTTGTAGATACATTAATCTCAGCTTCTAATGATATTATACCTTTAGATGATACTAATAAATCATTATATAAAAGAATATATCATAATATACCATATTTACTAAATTCAAAAGGAACTATAGCTGGATTACGAGCACTAATAACATCATATGGTATACCTGATACTATACTTAAAATATCTGAATTTGGTGGTAAAGATCAAGTGAATGCTAATGATTATGATTTATATTTTAATCATTTTAATTACTGTTTTAAAACTACAAATACTGAACAGAGTATAGCATCTTTTGGACTTGGATCAGGTGTGGGTGCTGGAGTATTACAAAATATAATTACAGATAGAAATTTCATATTTTCAGAATGGGAAGTTAATCCTAGTTGGTTTTCAAACAATGACAGACCTTCAACAATTCAATTTAGATTTAAATCTGAAGAGTTTCCACCTACAAGTTTATCACAATCTCTTTGGTCCATATCAGGTTCAACATCTTCAACAGCTGAATTACTTTTAGATTATACTGGTACTGGATTAGATAGTGGTTCATATAGAGGAGCGATAAAAGATCCAAATTTTGAATATGCTAACTTAAAATTTATTCCTGATAGTTCTTTACCTACAGTGTCATCAAGTATATCATTACCTTTTTATAATGGAGATTGGTGGTCAGTTATGATTACTACTGATCAAAATGGAGCTTATAATACATACGCAGGTAACAAAATATATAATGGTAATGATGGTACTTCTATAGGATTTTATTCATCATCATCAGTATTATCTACTACAGACTCAAATTGGATAGACGGAGAAATATCAATTTTTGCATCATCAAGTAAAAATTTCCCTAATTATAATCACTTCTCAGGATCATTACAAGAAATAAGATATTATAATACACAGATAAGTGAAAGTGTTTTTAAAGATTTTATAATGAATCCTTTATCTTTTGAGGGAAATAAAATTAATAGTTCTCCTGATCAATTAATATTTAGAGCCACTTTAGGTAGTGAATTAGATATATTTACATCACAATCTATCCATCCTAAAGTAACAGGTTCTTGGGAAATAACTCAATCCTTTGCTACTGGTATAACATTATTAAATACTAATCAAGGATCAGGAATTGGATCAGGTTTCACAAATCCAGGATCTGGAATTATAGGTAATAGTGATTATTATTATTATGTTACTCCACAATATTTTACAAATACTGAATATTTCTTTTTAGATCAACCTGCAGTTGGTATTAAAAATAGAGTTAATGATAAAATTAGATATGAAGATAATGTTTTACCTTCAGGTGATACATTATCAAAATATAGGAGAATATCTCAACAAACAGTAAATAGTGCATCATACACAGATAATATAAATTATCTAGAGGTAGCATTTTCACCCCAAAACCAAATTAACGATGATATTATAGGACAAATGGGTCATTTTAATGTTGGTGATTATATAGGAGACCCTAGAGATAGATTTACAGGAAATAATTATCCTGATTTAAATAATTTAAGTGAAGAATATTTTAAAAAATATATTAAAAATTATGATTTAGTAGATTTTGTTAGATTAATTAAATTTTTTGATAACTCATTATTTAAAATGATCAAAAACTTTATTCCTACTAGAACAAGTCTAGCATCAGGTTTAGTAATAAAACAACATTTATTAGAAAGAAACAAATACCCACAACCTCAAGTATCATATGATGATAAAATCCAATATACAGGTTCCATAGAAACTGCTTTTATATCTGGAGGTACTGGGGGAGTACTAGATGTATTCAATAGTACAACAACATCACCATCTGGATCTTTAGGTAATGGTCCTAATAATAGATTTGATTTAACTCAAAGTTTTGTAGAAACTTTTTTAAATTTAACAGGTTCATCATCTAAAACAAGTGACTCACAATATGAATTTTATGATGGTGAATTTAGTGGGTCTGTAATATTAGTTACAAATGGAGAATTAAATGCAGGATGTAATGATGTCAAAAACATTTCTACAGTAATTCCTTCTTATGGAATTAGATCTTATGCTTATAATGATTGGTTTATGATGGAAGGTAAGTTTTTAAGTGGTTTAAACAAACCACTTCCAGGATACATACAAACTTTATATGCAGATAATCCATTTACTAACGCACCATTATTTTCACCAACATACGCATCATTACCTCCATTATCACCAATAACAGGAGGATCAGGAGGTGGAGCTGGAAAACCAATCCCAGGTTCTGGAGCTGGCTCTGGATTTTCACCAATCTCAGGAGCAGGCTCAGGTCCTTATGGAGCTGTAGGCATTTTAGAAGTAGCGTTAGGTGGAGGTCCATCTAACTTATATGCAGGTACATTTGAAATATCACATTTTTCAGAAGCTAGTAGTTTTGGGGGAGGTCAAAATACAACAAATCCAGTTGGTCCAATTTCGTTTAATGTTTCTCAAGGAGAGATGGTTACTGTTACTTTTACAATTAATCTACCTAGTAGTGTTACCTCGGATCAATATGATATTTATATGAATTATACTAATATTGGAACTTTAAACAATAATGGGTATATGATAATAAATAATGTTACACCAGCATCTTCAGGTGCAGGTGGTGGTTCAGGTGTAACTCAAAATCCAATTCAAACCGGTGGATTTTCAGTAGGTCCAGCTTATACTACAAATTACAATAGTTCCAACCCAGGAAGTATTACAATTTTTTCAGATACAGTAGTTGAAATTTTAATATGGGGAGGATCTTAAAAATTAAAAATATTTATAATAAAAGTTATTAATGGCAGCTATAAAATATATAAAAATTTCAAAAATTGATGGTAATGGTTTAGATTTAACTTCAACACTTGAATCTTTAACAAAAATAATTTTACCTTTATCAACAGGAAGTCAAATATTTAATGTATTAACTTCTAATGAATATGCAGATTATTTTTTATTTGGGGTACAAGCTCCAAATAATGATGATATACCTACAGTAGATAAAGATTTAGTAGAAGAATATATATTCACAGGTTCAATGGATACATCAGCTTATACAGTCTCTCAAACATATCCTTACAACCCTGTTCGACCTGGTGTTATAATTCCTGTTGCAACTGTTGATGAAGATAATATGAATTTTGCTACTAGTGGTTCTTGGAGAGAGACATTCCAATCTCCATTTGAGCCAGTAAATAATCTTTATTACATTCCTACACTCCCCCAAAAGGATTTAACAGTTAAACTTCAAGGTACTTTAACTACAATAGCCTCTGTTAATCAACCAGTAGTAATACAAGTAAGAGCTTATAGACAAAATCAAGGATCAGTAAATGATAATTTAATAATTGAATATTCAACACAAGATACAGCTACAGGACCTATAAATTTACAAGGAACACTTCAAAAAGAATATTTGCGACCTGGTAGTTTTATAGCTGTTACAATTAATGGTGATGGTGGACAATCAGGTCTTCGTACAGTTCAATTTGGAGCTGGTACTAAATTATTAATAGGTTCAGCTATAGATACACCAAATCCAACATCATTAATAATAGAACCTTTTTTAACTTCAAAATTCAAAAATTCTAATTGTGATGTTTTACAAGGAGAAGTAGAAGGTGAAAGACCAAATCCATTTTTACAAGATGTAGATTACTCAACATCTCAAACAACACCAGTTAATGTTATATCTTTAATTAGTGGTAGTGCCACAAGAGCAACAGTACCAGAATCTTTTTATACACAATTAACATCAATTACACCAAGATATTTAGGAACAAAAAACCAATCAGAGAAAATTAATGTTTGGAATTCTTCATCATTTAACATAGGAAATTATGGTAATACAAGTCCTATAGAAATGGATAGTATTAATATATTTGAATTTGCTTGGGGTGGTGGAACAACTCCTGAAATTTTAGGTTGGGGTGGTATGAAAATGAGTAATATACTTCAAGTTAATACTACCTCATCAGTTAGAGTTATTAACAAAACATCAGGAATAGAAGAAAAACTATATGATGATTATCGTTTTGAAACCATTTCACAACCTAGTATGTTCTCTTATAGAGCTTCATCAGATCCATTAGACCCTGTACCTACTATTAGAACAATTCCTCAAAATAATCCAAGCTTACCTTTATATGTTTGGCAAGTATCACAATCTAGAGGTGAATTTTATACCACTTTAAATAATGTAGTTCCTATAAATACTAAAATACAAATTGGATCATATGGTATAAACCAAGCTGATAATCCAATAATACCTCCATCTACTAAAATAGCAGCATTAGGTTTTGCAGCACCAGGTAAAAGTAGTTATATATTTACATCATCATATGATGATGGTATTGTGACTGGAGATAACCCAACTGCATCTAACCCCTTAGTTAAATTTATATCAGGTTCTTATGGAGTTATTAAATCAAACCAACCACATTTAATGATTTTAAATTGGAATAATGATATAAGTAAAGTAAAGAAAAACCAAGATGGATATTATCAAGCAGGAACTACAACAAAACTCACAACCACAAAAGTTATAAATAATATAAATGCAGGTTTAACAAATGGAGATAGGTGGTTTGTCACTATATACAGAGAATTAAACAGTGCGGGTTCAACAGG